CGGCCCTTGGTGTTAACGAACTAATAGGCTGCACAAGCGGCAACTGAAACCCCGGCAATTCGAGAGCCACCCTCGGGCAAAAACGAAAGTTTGCCCGTGCGGGATCGCTCGGCCTGCTGAAAGGCAAAACCGCGCAATAACGCGCAACTAAGCGAGGAAACACAAATGGCACGTTCGACTATGGAAGTTGCATTTCTCGGCACTCAGATGACCCAGGTGGATGACACCAAATACGCCAAGGTCTTCTACGGCGACGAACCGGACGGCAAGACCGAACACGGCCTGTCCATCATCGGCATGGCCATCGCAGAAGACGCCGCCGACGAAGTATTCGCAGCCGGCGCCCAGTTCGCCCCGCTGGAGCTGGTACGTATCACCTTCGACGTGGCACGCGGCGGCCAGAACAAGGGCAAAAACCTAGCCCTGCACATCGAAGCCGTGAACCCGAAAGGCCAGGCCACCAAGCCTGCTGCCCAACCCGGCCAGCAACAGCCCAAGCCGGCTGACGCTCCCAAGGCCTAGCCCCAGGCCATCGCCATGCTGATTCACGGCTGCGTCCTCTGTGACCTGTGCTTGGCCAACATGGGCCAAGTCTACGGCCATCCCGCTGACTCCAGCGGCTGGGCGGCTGATTTCGGCATGGCTCCCGACTACGCCGTCTGCCCTGACTGCAAAGCCCTGGCTGAGCAAGAAGAAGACGGCGCAGCGCTCACGGACACAACGCAATAGGTGCCGGTATGGGATCGCTCGAAAGCTACCTCGCCAACGTCACCCTGGGTGATCTGTGGGCCCTGCAATTCCTTCAAGGGCTGGTCTATCTGGCCGCCCTTGGCCTCATTCACGGGCACCAGAGGTAACGGGCAATGGCATTCACCTGGGGGCAATACCTCGTTATCGCTGGGCTCTTCATCGGCTCTCTCGGGATCGGCGTCGCCTGGGGTGCTTTCCGGCTTGGCTGGAAAGAAATCATTGACGCATCAACCAACTGAGGAAACTCACCATGAAACAAACCCAACTCGCTGTGGCCATCGGCCACGCCCACTCCAGCGAAGACACCCGTGTCGGTAAAGCACGGGGCGCCAAGCTGGGCGCAATGTTCACCGTCGCCGCTGCTGGCATGACTGCCGGTGCTGCCAATGCGGCCATCACCATTCCACCGGAAATCCTCGAAGTCTTCGTCGATCTGGCCGCTGCCTTCGGCACCCTGATGGCTGCCGGTGCCGTGCTGTTCGGCGTCATCCGTGGTGGCGTTGCCCTGTTCAAGCTGGCAGGTCGCCTGTTCAGCGCTGCGGGCGCCTAAACCAATGGCGGCCAAGATTCGCGGCCTTGGTCGCCTGCTGGTGGCCCTCACCCTTATGGGGTGGGGGCATTTGGCGTTTGCTGAGGATTATTATTGGGTTGTTAACGGTACCTCTACATATATACCCGCTAACTCGCGTTTTCCTTCTGCTGCTGCTTGTTCCGCTCTTGCGTCTGCTCGCCCTGGTAGTTCTGGTTATTCCTCGGCCCTTACCTTTCAAAATCAAACTTCTGCTACTTGTGGTCTTCGCGACAATTCAACGGGCGTAATTGTTGCGAATCATCCAGTTTCACGCTTTGGTAATGGTTGTACTTCTCCGGCTGTTCTTGATCCGTTAACAGGCGGTTGCGAAACCCCTAAAGACTGCGCCTCTACTTCCGGCAAGCAAATTACCGCTGCTCAAGAATGCACCTACAACGCAAGCCTCAAAACTTACATTTGCCCTGACCAGATTCAACAAGACGGCTGCCTGTTTACTGGCGGCCCTAACCGTAAGTGCGTTGCTGACCTAACCGGCGGCAAGGCCATCTGCAGCGGCGACTTCTACGGCTCCGGCCAGCCCGCAGGCGAAGGCCCTGATTCCTGTACTGAAGAATCCTGCACACCTCCCCGTGATCCCAGCGTTCCGCCTGCTGAAGAACAGTGCGTCACCAATGGCGACCTGACCATCTGCCACAAGCCCCAGGATGAAGGCTGCGGCACCGTCAATGGCAAAGAAGGCTGCTTTCAGGAAAAGCCCGGTTGCGGCTACTTCAATGGCACCTATCAGTGTGTGGACGCCGACAAGCCCAAGAACAACTGCGGTTACTTCAACGGCAAGCTCACATGCATGGACCCTAATGACCCCACCAAGACCATTGACCCCAATTCCCCTGATCATCCGAATAACGGCGGCAATGCTGACGGCAACGAAAACAACGACCCCAAAGCACCGGGCGACACCAACGGTAGCCCTCAAGGCTCCGACGAAGGGGCCACCAATGAAGCCATTGGCAAGCTGGGCGAAGAGCTCGGCGACAAGATCGGCGAAGGCAACGACCTGCTCGGCGATATCAAAGGAATCCTTCAAGGCATTGCTGAAGGTATCGAAGGCCTGACTGAAGGCTTGCTTGGCGACGAATACGACGGCTCAGGCGATGGTGACGGCGATGGCACAGAGGGCGCTGGCTCCGACCTGGGTAATGAACTGGCCGGCATGCTTGGTGACCAGATGGGCGATGCCCAAGAAGAACAACTAGTCGCCGATGAACTCAGCCTTGATGAAATTGCTGACCGTGTAGGCGGTGATCAGTGGTTCGGTGATAACTCCCAGGTAGCTTCCCTGCTCGACTTCGCTAAAGACCTGCTTCCTTCTCACACTGGCTGCGCCGATGTGGCATATGCCTTCAATCTCGGTAGTTACAACAGCCGTATCATCCTGCCTGTCTGCGACCTGACCCGCCTCAAGACCCTGCTTGAGTGGATCATCTACGTTGTCACAGCCATCGGCCTCTGGAAAATCGCTTATTCCACCCTGCGTATGGAAGACGCCAAAGCGTCTAAGGGTGGCTTCTGATGAACTGGATAATCGGATTCTTCAAGAAGTTCTTCCCCAACCTGTTCGGCGGCCTATCCAAATTCATCCTGGGCTTTCTCGGTCCGCTGATCGGCCCCTTCATCCAGTTCTTCACCAGCTTCCTGCGCAAAGTCGGCCTGTTCTTTCTGGTGCTCGCCGCCATTGCGGCCGCCATTTTTGCCTTCGCCACCATCATGGAAGCGCTGATTAGTGAAGTCGTCAGAGCGACCGCACCCGAGTGGATCGACATAGGCCGCATGTTCCTGCCTTCGAACATTAGCTATTGCCTCGGGCTGCTTATCGTCGCCCGCCTGAAATCGCTGGTGTTCATGTGGGTCACCCGCCTTTCCGAAAAATTCCTGCACACCTGAGTCTCAGCCATGGCCGTCTATATCGTCACCGGCAAGCTCGGTTCCGGCAAAACACTGCTGCTGGTCATGCGCATTCTCGACTACCTCAAAAAGCGTCGTCGGGTCGCCGTGAACATCTATGTAAAAATGGACAAGCTGTGCAAGCGCGACAACAAATACTCGCGCCTTGTCCGTCTGCCGGACCTCCCCAGCGCTGATGACCTGATCGGCCTTGGCATGGGCTGCGAAACCTACGATGAAGAACAGTTTGGCGGGATCTTCCTCGACGAAGCCGGCGTATGGCTCAATTCTCGCGACTGGAACCAAGGCGGCCGCTCCGACCTGCTCAAGTTCTTCCTGTTCCTGCGCAAGCGCCGTTGGGACCTCTGGCTGTGCGTCCAGAACGTCAACGTCATCGACAAGCAAGTCCGCGAATCCATCGCCGAGCACGTCGTTTATATCAACCGCTGGGACCGCATCAAACTGCCCTTCCCAGTTGGTCCGCTGCTGCGTATCGCTACCCTCGGCTTCTTCAAAGGCCGACTGCCGAAAATGCATCAGGCCATCGTCAAGTACGGCGCCAAATTCAACTCGCCCAAGGTCGATGACTGGTTCTACCGCGGCGAAGAGTTCTACGACTACTACGACACCACCCAGGAATACGACAAGGGCTACGACAAAGGCGCGTACTCCATGCTGCCGCCTGGTTACTGGCGTCGTCCACTGCCACCAGCCCAGCGCAACGCGGGGTTCTTCATGCGTACTACCAAAATCTTCTTCCGTCGTACCCGCGTCCTGAACGCCTTCGCTCTCGGTGCTTTCTTCGCCCTGGTGATCAGCGTGCCGGTGTTTGGCGCCATCGCCTACAGCCGCTTGCCTGCACAGCAGCCCCAACAGCAGGTCGCTCCCGTAACCGCTACTCAGCCTGAAAGCACCCTGGCGGATGACTTCCGCGATTACCGCATCGCTACTTACGGCCTGTTGGCCGGCCAGACCTTCTACGTATTCACCGGCCCCAGCGGCGACCGCATCAGCTCGGACGACCTTATGGCTCGCGATGTGGTGGTGAAAGACCGAGGCCCCCGCGAAGCCCTGCTGGTTCGCGGTGATCAATACATTTCCCTCTACAGGTGATCCGTCATGACTGATCGTTCGGATAGGTTGTTTGCCCTGTTCTTCCTGCTGCCTCTGCTGCTCTTCCTGGTATTCACCGCACCGGCCAAATCAGCCGAACGCATCGAGCTGTATGACGCCACCCTGCAAGACTTCGTTGAGTGGTCGTCACAGATGCTCAACAAGTCCGTGGTGGTCGGCTCGGATATCCGCAATGCACCTATCAGCATCTTTGCCACCTATGACGGCAACGTTGAGCTTGAAGCGCTGATCGCCAACGCCGTCGCGTCCGCTGGCTTTCACCTCACCGCACGCGGCAATACGCTGCTGATCAGCGCGCAACCCATACCCGAACCGCTCGACCTCAAAACCCGCGTCTTCCAGCTCCAGCACCTGCAAGCCGACTTCGCCTATCAATCCGTCCTCGACGTGCTACGGGCGCAAACCGAACGCAACGAAAGCGGTATGCCTTCTCTGATGGCTACTCCATCGCCTACGTCAAACGCCGTCATCGTCACTGCCACACAACAGCAGCTCGATACCGTCGCAAGCTTGCTCGGGGAAATCGACAAGCCACGTCGCCAAGTCGTCATCACCGCCGTGGTGGCTGAGCTGGCCGACAACGACTTCGAAGCCCTCGGCCTCAATATCGGTGCCCAGAATGACCGAACCGACCTGGGTGGCATCAGCCTGCGCGGCTCCGACAAGTCCGACCTGGGTTTCAGCCTCACCTTCAACGGTCCAACACTCTCGGCCTTCCTGCAGGCCGTCAAAGTCACCGGCAACAACCGTATCCTCTCAACGCCCCAGCTGCTTACCCTCAACCGGGAAGCTGCCTCCATCGTCGTCGGCCAGAACGTCCCGTTCATCACCGGGCAAACCACCAGTGGCTCTACCCCTGCCTCTGATCCCTTTCAGACCATCGTCCGCCAGGATGTGGGCGTCTCGCTCGATGTAACGCCCTTCATCACGCCATCAGGGGCCATCGAACTCAGCGTCAACCAATCCGCCTCGACTGTCTCTGATGATCGCAGTGCTGCCGACATCATCACCAACACCCGCCGCATCACCACCAAGGTTCAGCTTCCTGATGGCGGGGGCGTGCTCCTGGGTGGCCTCCGATCTGAGCAACGGGACGAATCCGTCTCCCGCGTGCCCTTCCTCTCCGATATCCCGCTGATTGGTCCCGTCTTCCGCTCGACCTCTGTCCGCACCCGTGGCACGAACCTCGTTGTGCTGCTTACTGCATCCATTCACACCGAAGACAAAGGGGTAGCTGTCCCTGATGCAGTAAGTCCGCTTGTTCCGCAGGCGGTCGAGCAGGCGCGCGGGCACTTCGCGCGCGCCTAGCCGACCGCTAGGCGCGCTGACGTCCCTGTAACACGTCAGATAAACCGATTTCGAAAGACCGTGAAGTCTCACAAAAGTCTAAAAGTTGAAGGTTGGAACCAATGAGCAAAATCAAGGATTTTCCCCGAGTAGAAGAGTTCATCCGCTACTTCGTAGACCCTTCCTCCGGCCAGATTCATGACCTCTCGAAAATCCGCCTGCTTAGCTGTGGCGTCGATACCGTTCGCCAGCTCTATCGCGGCCTGATCCGCCCGGAAATCATGAGCCTCTTCGACAAGCCCGGCACCATCGTTGACTTCGCTGGCCAGCGCTGGCACTCGGGTCGCGTCAGCAAGGATTCCGGGTACCAGTACAAGCTGCAGAATGCTGACCTGGGGATCATCCTGCTGGTGAAGAATTTCAACGCCAAAATCGAAAACATCGGCCCACACCTGAAAATCGAAGTGTCACCCCACGCCATCGACACCTTCTCGCCTGAGCGCCTGCAGGAACGCCTGGACTACTACGCCGGCCACGTTCTGACCAACATCGAGCTCAACCAATGCGCCGTTCACCTCGCCCTGGATCTGCAAGGCTGGCAACCGCCCGCCGATCTGGTCGCCCGCATGCACTGCCGCGCACGCGCCGCCCGTGATATCTCCGGCATCAAGGAAATCACCTGGGACACGAAAAGCAGTGTTTACGGTCGTGGCGAAACCTACATGTTTGGCTCTGCCGGTGGCGTTCAACTGGCGATCTACAACAAGACCGAACAAGCCCGCTCTATCGACAAGCTCGACTATTGGGAAGGTGTCTGGAAGCGTCGAGACAGCTTCGATGAAGCCGACCCGGACAACTACAACCCGGAACAAGACGTGTGGCGCGTAGAGCTGCGCTACCACCACTCGGTGATCCAGCAATTCGCCTCGGGCTCGTTTGACCTGCACAGCGGCGAAACCATCGAAACCAATAGCTACGCCGCCTTTGCTCCGCATCTAGACGGCCTGTGGCGCTATGGCCTGCGCCAGTTCAAGTTGCTGGCTCGCCCTGGATACTTTGAGCCCATTTGGACCCTGATCCGTGACGATGTGCGCGTGGATCTGCCGGTGGATTCCCTGGTGGATGACACCGAGTACAAGCGCCAATACAAGACCTCGCGGGGCTTCTCCGGCAAGAACGTCGAGCTATTCCTGGGAAACTTCGTCAGCCTGCTGGCACGGGAGCGAGTGGGCGCTAGAAGGGCTTTCCACACCCTCAAGGGCTGGGATTGCTGGCCAGTGATCCGCGACCACTACGCCGCAAAAGGCATGGATGAAGACGGCCTGTATAAGCATATCAAGGGCATTTTGGAGGAACGCCACATCAGGTGGGGGCGCGCTGTATGACCGTCAAACGTCAGCCCGATGGCAAGTGGTCTGTAGACTTCTATGTCGATGGCCGTGGCAGCCAGCGTGTGCGCCGTGGCGGCTTCGCCAGTAAGGCTCATGCACAGCGTTTCGAGCGTTATTATGTGGCCTCCCCTCGCCTCTCTGTGGAACGTCTGAGCGATCTTTTCGATCTTTGGTATCAGATTCACGGGGTAACGCTTAAGCGTGGTGCTGCTCGCTATGCCACTCTTCAACGCGTAGCTGAGCGCCTGGGTAACCCTCTTGCTTGCGACTTCACATCAGCCAGTTGGTCAACCTACCGCACCAATCGTCTCAAGCTCTCTGCGAAGTCCACTATCAACCTTGAACATATCTACGTCTCTTCGGTTTTCTCTGAGCTGATCCGCCAAGGTCATTATCAAGGTATTAATCCGCTTTCCGGCATGCGCCTTTTCCGTATTGATCAGAAAGCCCTGGCATTTCTCACCCTTGATCAGATTCAGCGTTTACTGAGTGAATTGGCGACCTCTACCAATCCGTATGTGCTGATCATTGCCAAAATCTGCTTGGCTACTGGCGCCCGCTGGTCTGAGGCTGAGGGGCTTCGTCGCTCTCAATTGCTTAGTGATCGAATTGTGTTCACGGCTACGAAGAGTGGTCGCAATAGAACAGTGCCTGTCGATCCGGCATTGATTCAGGAGGCACTTTCTGTGGGTCTCCCCACTGATCGACTGTTTTCCTCTTCACGGGGCTCTTTCGGGCTTTGTTACGCTCGTTGTGATTTCAGTACCCCAGGTCAGCTAACTCATATTCTCCGACACACTTTCGCTTCTCATTTTGTGATGTCCGGCGGTGATTTGCGTACGCTGAAAGATATCCTAGGCCATGCTGATATCTCGACGACTATGATCTATGCGCACTTGGCCCCGGAGCATCTACACAAGGCGGTTTCGCTTAATCCTCTGGCGCTTTCATCGTCTTGTGGTCAGGCCGTAGGCAGCCCGTAGGCAATCGGCCAATGCGAACGCTCTGTGTGCCCCGTGTTTACTGGCTCTCGCTTTCCGATTGCGATTATTGGTTATAGTAACCATCAGCACCGCCGCTCTCGATAAAGGAAACAGCATGCGCCACATGATTCTTACTGGCACCTTGATGCTCGCTTTGAGCACATCCGCCATGGCCAGCCAGGTGTACAAGTGGGTAGATGACAAGGGCG